GTAAATTAACCAGAGAGCGCCTGCAGGAAATCGCTGAAGATGGATTCCTGAAGCATGGCGAAAGCAAAGAACTGGCCCGTATGGCGCTGGCCGCAATGAAAGGCGAGCCGGTGATATTGTACCGGGAGCGCAATCCCTACAACGGCTTGACCACGGGCTGGCAAGAGCTTACCGAAAACGAGTTCTCATTCCTCAAAGAGAATGCCGGGGAAAATGCAGAGTTCCTCACGCTCTATCGCCACGCGCAGCCAGCGCCGGTAGTGCTGAAAGACCACCAAATCCGCGAGCTGGTAAATAAACTGCGGGATATCGCCATCAAATATCACGCAGCCGGACAGTTACGCGAGCAAATCTCCCGTGCTGTCCGATCCGCCATGCTCCAGGCTGAACCTGTAACGACGGCTAACAAGTTGGGCAACTCTCCGGTAATCCCGGATACATGGATTCCGGTAAGCGAGCGGATGCCGGATGACAGTAGTGATGTGCTTTGCACTGCTGAATTTGATGGACCCGGCGACTGGAGAAAAAAGGTTGGCTACTGGCACGAAGGGAAGTGGGTTGTTTATGGTGCGTCATGGACTCCAACCCACTGGATGCCGCTTCCAGCCGCACCGCGGGAGGTGAAGTGATGGAAAAATGCCAGGGTATTTTCGGAAAGATATTTGGTCATTCATTCCGCGTAACGATAACAAAAGGCGCTCCGGCTATGAATCTCAAGTCGGCAGAAGCAGATATTTCGTCAATTATGCAAATGATGGAAGCATCTAGACCAGAAACCTATCACGGAATTTACTGTAAGCGCTGCGGGAAGGTTATCGATGGCTAAGACACCAGCAGAACGCAAAGCCGCGCAGGAGGTAATGAGTGCAAGAGTTCATCCTGCACGAAACGAATAAAGCTCAACTCTGGTCACTTCTTAAAGAAATCCTCTCTACCGGCAAACGCTGGCGCATAAAAATCTCTGAGTATCGCGAACGTCGATCGCTCCCACAAAACAGCCTCCTCTGGAAATGGAACTCTGAAATAGCAAAGCAACTAACTGCTGTCGGTTCCGATCGCTTTTCCGATGAGGAGGTTCACGAGTGGCTCAAAGATATTTATTGCCCAGCCAAGCCAGTAACCATTTCAGGAATGACCAGGTACGTTAAATCAACCCGGAGACTGGATATCGGAGAGATGCACAAGTACCTAACCGATATTGACCAGTGGGCTCACCAGAAGGGATTGCGACTTACCATCCCTGACGCCTGTGAGTACCGGGAATTACAGCGAAGGCAGGATGAATGAGATATTCCTGGTTTCACCATTTCGACCTCACCAACGAAGAAGCAAATCAGTTAATCACCGCCTATCAATCCCGCAACGTAAAAACTCAACGAACGCTAAGCGCAGACCCTCGACTTTGGGTGGTTTCTGCATGGCTTCCAGAGTATGCCAGCGAGCCGAAGGGTAGGAGTCAGTATCAACAGAGGATATGGGCATGAAGAAGTTCTGGGAAATGGCAATGATGACAATCCTGTTTTCTGCATTCACGGGAATGTGGCTGACTTTTGGAGTAGCTGGCGCTTATGGCTGGTTACGATTCATAGCAGATTTAGTTAATTGAGAGGGTATTGATATGGATTATTCACGGTTATCAGATTTTGAAATCAACAAACTAGTCGCCAAGGCTACAAGGACGCAAGTTGAGGAAACATACCAGTTCGTAAATGGCGGTGAAGATATCGCTGACCACATGAGCGGCATTGTGCTGATGCGAAAAATAACCAGTAATCGTAAGCACTGGAAGCTTTATGAACCATGCAACAACCCGGCAGACGCATGGCCGATTATTGATAAATACAGGATTAGCATTATCAATCTCGGTGAAGATGAGTGGGGTGCTCGCGGGGTGGCTGACTGTAAATCTAAACGAGCTATACATGAAAATTCCCTCCGTGCTGCAATGATTGTGTTCCTCATGATGCAGGACGACAACCATGCTTAGCCAATCAGAAGCTCAAACCTACGAGCAGCAGAGTGTGCGTAGAACGTTGTGCGCAGGCTGCACGAAAGAGCTATCAGATGGTGAGGTTCATTGCTGTGAAGAATGTGCATCACTGGCAATAGCGTATCGTGACCCTAACGGATTTATGACGGAGGAAGATGATGGCTAAAGGCAAAACGCCGAAGCCCAAAACTTGCCCCATCTGCTCAACTGAATACATCCCTCGAAGTTCTCTCCAGAAAGTTTGTCACAACTACAAATGCGCTCTCGAATTCAATCGCCTAACAGACGAGAGATTAGCTATGCGTGAAATTCGCAAGCAGGAGAGGCTACAGCGCATCGAACTTAAAGAGAGAAGGGAAAGGCTCAAAGGGAAATCAGAGTGGAACAGAGAGGCTCAGGCTGCGGTTAATAAGTTCATATTCTGGAGGGATTACGGCAACAGGTGCATTTCATGCGGATGCCAACTTAATTACGGCGTTCGTGGTGGTGCAGTGGATGCAAGCCATTATCGTTCAAGAGGTGCAGCACCATGGCTACGCTTCAATGTATTTAACAACAACTCAAGCTGTGTTCGCTGCAACAGACAGCTATCCGGAAACATCATCCCCTACCGAATAAACCTCATTGAGAAGTACGGGCCTGAGATTGTCGATCGCATTGAGAACGACAACAAGGTCAGGAAATTCAGCATTGATTATCTGAAAAGAGTTAAGGCGATATTCACACGCCGGGCTCGTCATTACGAAAAGCTACGCAGGCGTCTTATGGAGACCGCAGCATGAACCTGGAAAATGCAGTCAAATTTCACTTTGCCAAGTCTACGCAGATAAACGATGCGCCACGTACAACATCCTCAGAAGCATTAACCGGTACTGATGTGATGGCGGCCATGGGAATGACACAAAGTCGCGCCACGTTGGGTTACAGTGCGTTTTTAGGAAAGATGGAAATCAGCAGCAATGACCGTGATAAAGCTATTGAACTGCTGACCCAATATGCACTTGAACATTGCGATAAGGTTGCCGCCTTACGTAAGCTCGGAAGTGATATTAAGCCAAAGGTAATGCAAATTCTCGCAACATATGCATTCGCTGACTACTCCCGTAGTGCGGCAAGCTCGCGAACCTGTGATCGCTGTAATGGTGAAAAGTTTATTGAAGTCGAGGTATTCACCAACAAGGTTCACACTCCGAGAATTGAAAAGGAGTTCGTGAAAATGTCTAAGCGCATGGGCGTAGAAGACATTCATCCTTCAGCATATGAAGTCCACCGCAGCATTCGTGAAGTAGAGCGCGTTTTATGCCATAAGTGCAAAGGTAAGGGAGTGCTGACCAATGCCTGCCAGTGCAATGGCAAAGGCGTTGTGGTAGACAAAGAGAAAACTATTCTACAGGGCGGAGTTCCTGCATATAAAACGTGCGGGCGCTGCAATGGGCGTGGTTATGCTAGATTGCTGCCTGATAGTGTTCGTCAGTATATCTGCGCAACGGTGATTGATGTGCCTGAAACTACATGGAGAAGGTCATACAAGGATTTCTTCGAAAGTCTGGTTGGTGAGTGCATTAAGCAGGAGGAATATGCAAACCAGATGCTAAGCAAAGTCACTAAGTGATAAATATTTTCTAAGAAATAGGATTTATCTAGAAAATCACACTTTACAAAGTGGCGATATTTGTTTAATCTGAAACCAATGATGGAGTAGTGCATTCATTCGATAGCCCTGAGTTAATAGCTCGGGGCTTTTTCGTTTCTGCAATCCGGTCAGGACTTTTGAGTTAATGCGCACTGCACGACACGTTGACACTCATACGCGAGAGTCCTGAGCCAGATTACAGAATCCACCCAGAGCAAAACCGTTGTTCATCCTTACCATTCCCTCAGTATTTTGGGCTATAACCCTCAGCCCATTTTTTAAAGCGTACTTCCACCAAGAACCAGACCTAACCAACTCATTACTTACACTCTGTGGCTACGGTGATAGCGCGCTTTAAAAAAGAAAAACCCAGCATCTATGGCTGGGCTTCGTGATATGAGCGGCATGTATTGTTGGCGCAATCCATGCCTGATTTGCTCCTGAATGCGGTCACGAACAAACCTGTTACAAATCAACCGTAACCCGGATTTGTTCAAGCGACCATATCCATAATTCCTAATTTGAACAGATCCCCTTCTGGGGGTAAGACATGAAGATGCCCGAAAAACATGACTTGCTATCCGCTCTTATGGCGGCAAAGGAACAAGGCATAGGGGCAATCCTTGCGTTTGCAATGGCGTACCTTCGCGGCAGATACAATGGCGGTGCGTTTACGAAGACTGTAATCGACGCAATGATGTGCGCCATTATCGCCTGGTTCGTTCGTGACCTTCTCGACTTCACCGGCCTGAGTAGCAATCTCGCTTACATCGCAAGCGTGTTTATTGGCTATCTCGGAACTGACTCGATTGGATCGCTTATCAAACGCTTCGCCGCTAAGAAAGCCGGAGTAGATGATGCAAATCAGCAGTAACGGAATCACCAAACTAAAACGCGAAGAAGGCGATAGGCTTAAGGCTTATCCTGATAGCCGTGGAATCCCGACAATCGGCGTGGGCCATACAGGCAATGTTGATGGAAAGCCTGTAACTCTTGGAATGACCATCACAGCTGATAAGTCATCTGAGCTTCTGAAAGCTGACTTGCGATGGGTGGAAGATGCAATCAGCAGCCTGGTTCGCGTTCCACTGACTCAAAACCAGTATGATGCCCTCTGCAGTTTGATATTCAACATTGGTAAATCTGCGTTTGCAGGCTCTACTGTTCTGCGCCAACTAAACCTGAAGAATTACCAGGCAGCAGCTGATGCATTCCTGATGTGGAAGAAGGCAGGTAAAGATACTGAAATCCTACTTCCACGGAGGCAGAGAGAAAGGTCTCTGTTCCTGTCATGAGCAGATTAGCCGCAATCATCGTTGCCGTAGTTGTCTGCATCATTGTGTCGCTTGGTTTGGCTGTAAATCACTATCGAGACAATGCCACCGAATACAAGAAGCAGCGCGATGAGAAAACCAAGGCGCTTAATCTGGCTAATGCCACCATCACCGACATGACAGCCAGGCAACGTGATGTTGCTGCACTGGATGCCAAATACACACAGGAACTGGCAGATGCTAAAGCTGAAAATGCTGTTCTGCAGCGCAAGCTTGATAATGGTGGTCGGGTGCTCGTCAAAGGAAAATGTCCAGTGCCAGCCGCAACCCAAACCGCCGACTCCGCCAGCATGGGCGATGATGCCACCATCGAACTCTCTTCAGTTGCTGGACGAAACGTTCTCGGTATCAGATCCGGAATCATCAGTGACCAAACAGCACTGAAAGCGCTGCAGGAATACATTCGCACTCAATGCTTGAGGTGATGTATGAAAAAGAGAGAGCGAGAAATAACTCTGCTCTATGGAATGTCTCTCATACGTGAAGATGTTCTCAACCATACAGTCTACAAGCCCACATTCAAAGACAAGCTAATCGAGTTTATCTATCACGCCCTGCACATCATCGCTGCGGTGATTGTTGCTGTCGTGTCTATAGGCTTCCTGGTTATCTCGTCTAATTACCTCTAACCATCTGGAGCCACAAAATGGCAGAGATTACTTCTATGACCGAAGAACAAACATTCAAGCTTGAGATTTACAAATTGGTTGCCAACCAGAATGCGGCCGCAGAAGAAGCTTTCGCCTTTATTGGCACAGATCAGTTGAAACTTGAACTGTTCAAGATTCACTACAACAGCGGCGGCGCAAATCCAGACTTCACATCGCGCACTATCGAAGCCGTTCGTAAGGCAAAAGAAGCTCTCGACTTGTTTAACTCAGGAGTCTGATACGCCACTCAAAAAAGGTCGAAGCAAAAAGGTTATCGGTGAGAACATCGCAACCGAAATCAAAGCTGGTAAGCCAAAAGACCAGGCGATCGCCATTGCTATGAGCAAGGCCGGCAAGAAGAAAAAGAAAGGAGCTAAGTAATGGCTATTACCGAAATGCAAACAGCAACGGCTGGATCTGTTGCAGGTCTTGTTCCAGTGGTTAAGGCGCATATCGCTGCTTCTCGTTTTCCTAATGGCGGGTTGGTAGGGGTTAAAGCAACATCTACCAAAACCGAATATTTCCAGGTGGTAGCAGCAGGCGGCACAGCGGCAACTGACTACGACATCGTGGTAAGTACAGATCGCGCTGATTTCACTATCAAGTGCAACGCAAAGATTACCGCCGGCTTTCTGCCATTGGGTGATATGAGTGTTATCCAGTTAACTCCTGGGCGTTTGGTTGAATACGCACAGGCATTCGCTAAGGCATAAAGTCAAAGGCAGCATCACAAGGAGTGGCGTGTGCTACTGGGGCTCACGTTTGTTGGTTCAATTCCATCTGCTGCCGCCAATTTAAGGAATTAAGATGGCTCGCCCGACTAAGTATCAAGAGGCGTATGCCGAACAGGCTCGCAAGTTGTGCTTGTTGGGCTATACCGATGCAGAGCTTGCTGACTTCTTCGAGGTCAGTGAAGCAACAATCAACAATTGGAAACTAGAACATTCTGAGTTTTTAGAGTCCATAAAAAAGGGAAAGGCAATTGCTGACGGAAATGTCACAGATCGCCTTTACCAGAGAGCAATGGGTTTTGTTGCCCCGGATGTTGATATCCGTGTAATCGAAAACAAAATCGTCGAGACGCCGCTCGATAAGTATTATCCCCCGGATACGGCAGCAGCTATTTTCTGGCTTAAGAACCGCCAGAAGGATAAGTGGCGTGATAAACAAGACCATGAGGTTACCGGCAAAGACGGTGGCGCCATCCAGATTGAAACATCACCTATGAGCACGCTATTTGGAAAATGACAACGATTAACCCTATCTTCCAACCGTTCATCGAGGCGCATCGCTACAAAGTCGCTAAGGGCGGTCGAGGTAGTGGTAAGTCCTGGGCAATAGCTCGCCTGCTTATAGAGGCGTCCCGCCGTCAACCTGTGCGCATACTTTGCGCTCGCGAATTGCAGAACAGCATCAGCGACTCGGTAATCCGATTGCTTGAGGACACGATAGAGCGCGAAGGTTATGCAGTTGAGTTCGAAATACAGCGCTCAATGATTCGGCATCTCGGTACTAATGCTGAATTCATGTTCTACGGCATCAAAAATAACCCAACTAAGATTAAATCCCTGGAAGGGATAGACATCTGTTGGGTAGAAGAGGCTGAGGCTGTAACGAAGGAGTCGTGGGATATCCTGATTCCAACCATCCGAAAGCCTAACTCTGAAATCTGGGTCAGTTTCAACCCGAAAAACATTCTCGACGATACCTATCAGCGCTTCGTTGTTGACCATCCGGATGATATCTGTCTGCTAACGGTTAACTACACCGATAATCCGCACTTTCCTGAAGTTCTCCGGTTGGAGATGGAGGAGTGCAAGCGGCGCAATCCAACTCTCTATCGTCACATCTGGCTCGGTGAGCCGGTAAGCGCAAGTGATATGGCGATCATCAAACGCGAATGGCTTGAAGCGGCTACAGATGCGCATAAGCGCCTTGGGTGGAAAGCAAAGGGCGCTGTAGTTTCTGCACACGATCCATCAGATACCGGTCCAGACGCTAAGGGTTATGCATCACGCCACGGCTCTGTAGTGAAGAGAGTTCTCGAAGGCTTACTGATGGATGTGAATGAAGGCTCTGACTGGGCTACTTCTCAGGCCATTCAGGATGGTGCAGACCACTACCTTTGGGATGGTGACGGAATTGGGGCTGCATTGCGCAGGCAAACTACTGATGCATTCAGTGGCAAGAAGATAACCGCTACGATGTTCAAGGGTAGCGAGTCACCATTTAACGAAGACGCGCCTTATCAGGCCGGAGCTTGGGCTGATGAAGTGGTGCAGGGTGACAATATCCGCACTATCGGCGATGTGTTCAGAAACAAGCGAGCGCAATTCTATTACACGTTGGCTGACAGGCTGTATCTGACTTATCGCGCAGTAGTTCATGGCGAATATGCAGATCCAGACGATATGCTTAGTTTCGACAAAGAGGAAATAGGCGAGCATATGCTGGAAAAGTTGTTCGCAGAGCTCACTCAGATACAGCGCAAATTTAACGGTAATGGCAAGCTTGAGCTCATGACTAAGGTCGAAATGAAGCAGAAGCTTGGTATTCCATCCCCTAACCTGGCAGACGCACTAATGATGTGCATGCACTGTCCGGCATTAGCTCCAGAAGAAACGGACATCTACGTTCCATCATCCTCCGGTTGGTAAAAATGGCAGAGACATTAGAGAAAAAACATGAGCGCATCATGCTCAGGTTTGACCGCGCCTATACGCCGCAGCAAGACGTGCGCGAAAAGTGCATTGAGGCTACGCGATTCGCTCGTGTCCCTGGCGGTCAATGGGAAGGAGCAACGGCAGCGGGAACCAAGCTTGATGACCAGTTCGAGAAGTACCCTAAGTTTGAGATTAACAAGGTAGCGACTGAGCTAAACCGCATCATCGCCGAATATCGCAATAACCGAATCACCGTTAAGTTTCGTCCTGGTGACAAAGAGGCCAGCGAAGAGTTAGCAAACAAGTTGAATGGACTGTTCCGCGCTGACTACGAAGAGACGGATGGTGGTGAGGCTTGCGATAACGCATTTGACGATGCCGCAACGGGTGGCTTTGGTTGCTTCCGTCTAACTTCGATGCTGGTCAACGAATACGACCCAATGGATGAGCGTCAGCGCATTGCTATCGAGCCTGTTTACGATCCGTCACGCTCAGTATGGTTCGACCCGGACGCGAAGAAGTATGACAAGTCAGACGCTCTGTGGGCGTTTTGCATGTACTCACTGTCGCCTGAGAAGTACGAAGCTGAATATGGCAAGACACCTCCATCTTCTCTCGATGTAACCACGATGACCAGTTGGGAATACGACTGGTTTGAGCCTGAAGTTGTTTACATCGCCAAGTATTACGAGGTGCGCAAAGAGTCTGTGGATGTAATCAGCTATCGCCAGCCAATCACTGGCGAGATTGCTACCTACGACAGCGACCAGATTGAAGATATCGAAGATGAATTGGCACTTGCTGGATTCCAGGAGGTTGCGCGTCGTTCCGTTAAACGCCGCCGTGTTTATGTATCAGTGGTGGATGGGCAGAACTTCCTTGAGAAGCCACGCCGAATCCCTGGAGAACATATCCCACTCATCCCGGTATATGGGAAACGCTGGTTCATCGACGATATTGAGCGCGTAGAAGGTCACATTGCAAAAGCGATGGACCCTCAGCGCTTGTATAATCTGCAGGTTTCAATGCTTGCCGACACGGCAGCGCAAGACCCTGGGCAAATTCCTATTGTCGGTATGGAGCAAATTCGAGGACTCGAAAAGCATTGGGAAGCTCGCAACAAAAAGCGCCCTGCGTTCCTGCCACTGCGTGAGGTGAAGGATAAAGCTGGAAACATCATTGCAGGGGCTACCCCAGCAGGATACACGCAACCAGCAGTCATGAATCAGGCTTTGGCAGCGTTACTTCAGCAGACCAGTGCAGACATTCAGGAAGTAACCGGTAGCAGTCAGGCAATGCAGCAGATGCCTAGCAACATCGCACAGGAAACGGTTAACAACCTGATGAACCGAGCGGATATGGCATCGTTCATCTACCTGGACAACATGGCCAAGAGCCTGAAGCGAGCCGGTGAAGTCTGGTTGTCAATGGCTCGTGAAGTTTACGGTTCAGATCGCGAGGTGCGTGTTGTCAACGAAGACGGAACGGATGACATTGCGCTGATGAATGCGCAGGTTGTTGACCGACAGACTGGACAAGTCGTCGCACTGAATGACCTTTCAACCGGTCGTTACGATGTCACCGTTGATGTCGGGCCAAGCTATATAGCACGGCGTGATGCAACAGTTGCAGCGCTAACAAGCGTGCTTAGCACCATGGCACCTCAAGACCCAGATGCCGGCATCATTCGCGGCCTGATTATGGAAAACATGGATGGCGAGGGTCTTGACGATTACAAGGAATACAACCGTAACAAGTTGCTTACCGCAGGAATCGTCAAACCACGCAATGCCAAAGAGCAGGCACTTGTTCAGCAAGCTCAAGCAGCAGCGCAAAGCCAGCCAGATGCGAATATGGTTCTGGCGCAAGCTCAAATGGTTGCAGCTCAGGCCGAAGTACAGAAAGCCAACAACGAGACAGCGCAGACTCAAATCAAAGCATTCACTGCACAGCAGGATGCAATGGAGAGTCAGGCAAATACCGTTTACAAACTGGCACAGGCCAGAAACATAGACGACAAAGCAGTAATGGAAGTCATCAGGCTTCTCAAAGATGTCGCCGAATCCCAGCAGCAACAAATCACATCACCACAGCCACCGACAGGCTCACTGTCGAGTTAATCAGGAGTAATCAATGGAAAGCGAACTGATCATCGACGGTCAGGTTATTGACCTGTCTGAAAAACAGGAATCAGCCGAAGAAGTGACCACTGAGCAACAAGAGCAGCCTGAGAAGAAAGACCAGGCCGATACTGAGCAAGAGGTTACTGCCGAAAGTGAACAGGCCGAAGAGCAGCCGGATGAATACTCCCTGCGTATCGGTGATGAAGAAATCCCGCTTACTGAAGAGGATGACGATCACGTTGATGGCCAACCCGCTCCTCAGTGGGTGAAAGATTTACGCAAGAACAATCGCGAGAAAGATAAAGAGTTACGGGAACTGCGCCGCCAGCTTGAGGAGATTCAATCCAAGCCGGCAGAGGTGCAGCAACCGCAATCAGACGCATTGCCTCCAAAGCCGACTCTTGAGTCGTGCGACTACGACGAGGCAGCGTTTGAACAGGCAGTGACTGACTGGCATGAGAAAAAGAGCCGTGCCGAGCAGCAGAAGCAACAGCAGCAACGTCAGCAGCAGGAATATCAGCAACGCTTCCAGCAGAGAGTCGAAGCCCACAAACAGCGAGCAGCCAAGCTACCGGTAAGAGATTATCAGGAGATGGAAAGCATCGTTCTTAGCGAGCTTAAGCCTATTCAGCAGGAAATCATTATTCATGCAGCAGACGAGGGTTCAGAACTGATCGCCTATGCGCTCGGTAAAAACCCACAACTACGCCAGCGTGTAGCCGCTGAGACAGACCCAATTCGCGCAGCATTTCTCTTAGGTCAGATTAGCAAGCAAGTTAGCCTTGCACCGAAACCCAAGAAAGCCACCAAACCAGAGCCGGAAGTTCGCGGTGGCGGCGCTGATGCGAAACAAGACGACTTCAACAAACTCTGCCCCGGCGCAAAAATCGAATAAAGGAAACCGCTAAATGGCTACTAACAATCTTGACAGTAACGTCAGTCAAATCGTTCTGAAAAAATTCCTGCCGGGCTTCATGTCCGACCTGGTTCTCGCTAAAACTGTAGACCGCCAACTGCTGGCAGGTGAAATCAACTCCAGCACCGGTGATAGCGTCAGCTTCAAGCGTCCGCACCAGTTTGCATCACTGCGTACCGCAACCGGTGATATCTCAGGACAGGCAAAGAACAACCTGATCTCTGGCAAAGCAACCGGGCGTGTAGGTAACTACATCACTGTTGCCGTGGAGTACGGACAACTGGAAGAGGCGATTAAACTAAACCAACTGGACGAAATCCTCGCCCCTGTTCGTCAGCGCATCGTTACCGACCTGGAAACTGAACTCGCCAAGTTCATGATGAACAATGGCGCGCTTTCGCTGGGTAGTCCGAACACTCCAATCAACAAATGGTCAGATGTTGCACAAACAGCATCTTTCCTGAAAGATTTGGGTGTTGAAGAGGGCGAGAACTATGCAGTAATGGACCCATGGTCAGCACAGCGCTTGGCTGATGCTCAGTCTGGTCTGCATGGCTCTGACAAGCTGATTCAAACTGCATGGGAACAGGCGCAGATCTCTTCTAACTTCGGCGGCATTCGCGCACTGATGTCTAACGGCCTGGCATCTCGCACTCAAGGGGCGTTCGGTGGCACTCTGACTGTTCAGAATGCACCTACCGTAACCTATAACGCAGTGAAAGATACCTACCAGTTCACTGTAACGCTGACTGGCGCAACTGCTTCTGTTACCGGATTCCTGAAAGCTGGCGATCAGATTAAGTTCACCAATACCTACTGGCTGCAGCAGCAGTCCAAGCAGGTTCTGTATAACGGTTCCGCACCGATTAGCTTCACTGCAACCGTTCTGTCTGACGCCAACTCCACCGCAGGTGGCGCAGTTACTGTAACGCTGTCTGGCGTGCCGATTTATGACACCACCAACCCGCAATACAACGCTGTTAGCCGTCAACTTGCAGCAGGCGATGCCGTAACCGTCATCGGTACTGCAGGTCAGACGATGAAGCCGAACCTGTTCTATAACAAATTCTTCTGCGGCCTGGGCACCATCCCTCTGCCAAAACTGAACAGCATCGACTCAGCCGTTGCTACTTACGAAGGGTTCTCCATCCGTGTTCACAAATACTCGGACGGCGACGCCAACGTTCAGAAAATGCGTTTCGACTTGCTGCCGGCATATGTCTGCTTCAACCCTCACATGGGTGGACAGTTCTTCGGCAACCCATAATCACAAGGGGCTTCGGCCCCTTACTTTTTGAGGAGATGACATGGATCGCATGAGTGTTTTCCTTACCGCAGATAACGAGGCTGGTCACGTACAGGCAGTTATCGCAGAAAAAGACTTCCCGATTTACGAAAAGCTAGGCTTCGTTGCATCAGTAGAAGACCTGAAGCCAGCAACCAAGCGCGGACGTAAGGCGGCAGATAATGGCAACGAATCTGACAAAGGGTGACATCGTACTTTTCGCCCTTAGAAAGCCAGCAATTGCATCAAATGCGTCACTTACCGACGTTGAGCCTCAGTCAGTAGAGGACGCCATTCAAGACCTCGAAAATATGATGTACGAGTGGCAGATTAATCCTGGAGATATCGGTTACCTGTTCGCTGCAGATGGCGAGGAACCTTTACCCGATGATGATTCAGGATTGCCTCGGAAATACATGCAGGCTGTCGGTTATCAGCTGATGTTGCGCATCCTTTCAGATTACAACCTTGAACCTTCTTCCGGTGTGCTGACAAACGCACAGCGCTCATACGACGCGCTGCTCACCGATACGTTGGTTGTTCCATCAATGCGCCGCCGCGGCGACTTCCCTGTTGGTCAGGGAAACAAGTACGACGTATACACAGCAGATCGCTATTACCCTGGCGACTTACCGCCAATTGATGGCGATGTGCCAAACCCATAGGTGAGTAAATGCCGATTCAGCAACTTCCATTGATGAAAGGAGTCGGCAAAGACTTCAAGAACGCCGACTATATCGATTATCTACCGGTAAATATGCTTGCTACGCCAAAAGAGGTGCTTAACAGTAATGGTTATCTGCGTTCCTTCCCGGGTATAGCAAAACGAAGCGATGTTAACGGTGTATCACGAGGTGTCATCTACAACACCGCTCAGAATGCTGTATATCGCGTTTTAGGTGGAAAGCTCTACAAGTCGCAGAGTGAGGTTGGTGATGTTTCCGGTAGTGGCAGAGTATCGATGGCATTTGGCCGCACCTCACAGGCCGTATGTGTTAACGGTTCGGTGATTGAATATCGATATGACGGAACTACCAAAACTATCGACAACTGGCCAGCTGATTCTGATTTCACTCAATATGAGTTAGGTTCAGCCAGAGACATCACTCGCTTACGTGGTCGCTATGCCTGGTCAAAAGACGGATCTGATTCATGGTTCATCTCTGACCTTGAGGATGAATCCCATCCCGATCGGTACAGCGCTGAATATCGTGCAGAGTCACAACCTGACGGGATTATCGGCATAGGGGCGTGGCGTGATTTCATCGTATGTTTTGGTTCGTCGACTATTGAGTACTTCTCCCTCACGGGAACAACTACGGTAGGCGCTGCTATCTACGTCGCCCAGCCGTCACTGATGGTGCAGAAGGGTATCGCCGGCACATACTGCAAGACTCCTTTTGCAGATTCTTATGCATTCATCAGTCACCCGGCATCAGGTGCGCCATCTGTGTACATCATCGGCTCAGGGCAGGCATCGCCAATAGCCACGGCCAGCATTGAGAAGATTATACGCTCTTACACAGCCGATGAGCTTGCGACAGGTGTAATGGAGACGTTGCGGTTCGATTCGCATGAACTTCTGATGATTCATCTGCCACGCCACGTTCTGGTTTACGATGCATCAGCCAGCCAGAATGGGCCACAGTGGTGCGTTCTGAAAACTGGTTTATACGATGACGTATATCGAGCCGTAGACTTCATGTATGAAGGCAACCAGATTACCTGCGGCGACAAACTGGAAGCAGTAACCGGTCATCTACAGTTCGATATAAGCAGCCACTACGACAAACAGCAGGAGCACTTGTTATTTACCCCGCTATTTAAGGCAGATAACGCAAGGGTGTTCGACCTAGAAGTTGAGTCATCAACCGGTGTTGCTCAGTACGCTGACCGACTATTCCTGTCCGCAACAACTGATGGCATCAATTATGGTCGCGAGCAGATGATAGAGCAGAATGCGCCATTTATTTACGATAAGCGCGTCATCTGGAAGCGCGTTGGTCGTATCAGGAAAAATATCGGCTTCAAGCTGCGCATCATCACTAAGTCACCAGTAACACTATCCGGATGTCAGGTGAGGTTAGAATAATGGCTGATGATGGATTAAAAGAACCGGTCATCATTCAGGCTACTCGCCTCGATGCTTCTATCCTTCCAAGGAATGTCTTCAGCCAGTCATATCTCCTGTACGTCATTGCACAAGGCACTGACCTTGGAAATGTAGCAGGAAAGGCTAACGAGGCAGAAAGGGGGCTTATGATGCTCAGGTGAAGAATGACGAGCAGGATGTCATCCTCGCAGACCATGAATCAAGGATTGAGGCTGCTGAAGAAATGCTCATTAACCATGAGCAGCGCATCACAGCAGCTGAGGCTGCCATTGCAGACCATGAAACCAGGATTACAGCTGCTGAGGCTGAGCTTGTCGATCATGAGGCAAGGATTGCCGCTAACGAGGCTGAGTTAGCTGACCACGAAGCGAGAATAACCCAAAACACGACTGACATAGACGGACTCGACACGAGGATAACTACAGCAGAAGGAGACATCACGACACTGCAAACCACTGTAGCCAATCACACCACAAGAATCACCGCGCTTGAGTACGTCACAACACGCAAGAAATCTGAGGTGGTTTACAGCGGAATTTCTCTTGTCATTCCAACTACCGGCGCAAACCTAGTTACTTTGCTAAAAGCGCTTACGCCTACCAGTGGGACGCTTGCTCCATTCTTCGACACAGCGACAGACAAGCTTGTTGTTTACAACGAAAACAAGACTGTCAATTTCAAGTTGTCATTGATTGGGTCATGGCCTGGCGGAACAACAAACCGCTCCATTCAATTAACGTTCTCCGGGGCAGTACCTGACACACTGGTTAACAGTCGAAACGCAGCCACAACCACAGATAACGTATTACTGGCAACGTTCTTCAGCGTCGATGTCGGTGGATACCTTGCCACTAACGGAAGCACGATGACGATTCAGTCTAACGGTGCAGCATTCACGGCCACAACCATCAAAATCATTGCGGAACAGTAATGGAAATAAAGCTCATCGATAACCCGGTGAAGCTTGCAGAATTCCTCAACAACCCTACCAATACAGGAAATATCGTAGATAGCGGTGACAAATACTACATCAAACCAGATGCGGTATATCTCGGCATCTATGAGGGGCTTGTGCTGGCTGGCGTCCATGAAGTTCGTAACTTCTGGCACAGCGTTGTTGAGTGTCACGCAATATACGACCCCGGGTTCCGTGGTGAGTATGCGCTAAATGGGCACCGCTTATTCTGCAAATGGCTTCTCCAGAATTCCCCATTCCTGAACAGCATCACGATGGTGCCAGATACCACTAAATACGGTCGCGCGATTATCAGGCTGCTTGGTGCTACGCGCGTCGGTCATCTCGATGATGCCTATATCAGCAATGGTAAGCCCGTCGGAATCACACTCTATCAATTACCTCGCTCGAAATATGAGGAACTCTTAAATGCTAATTCATCAGATTGCCAATAAGCACCTCAGTAAAGCGGTGTATCAAAAGGGTGGTGATGGCGGTGCCGGCGCACAGGCAAAGGCAACGCAGAAGGGAATCGACCTGCAGCGCGAGATGTGGCAGACGAACATGCAGAACCTTGCGCCGTTCACACCACTTGCTCAGCAATACGTTTCACAGCTTCAAAACCTATCTACGCTGCAGGGGCAGGGTCAGGCGCTCAACGATTACTACAACTCGCAGCAGTACAAAGACCTTGCGGGACAGGCTCGTTATCAATCCCTGATGTCTGCAGAGGCGACAGGTGGCCTTGGTTCTACCGCAACTGGTAATCAGTTGGCAGCCATTGCTCAAACGCTCGGACAGAACTGGTTATCAGGCCAGATGAACAACTACCAGAACCTGGCAAACATTGGTCTAGGTGCTTTAACTGGTCAGGCTAATGCCGGGCAGAACTATGCCAATAACGCTAGCCAGTTGTATCAGCAGCAAGCTAACGCAGCAGCGGCTAATGCTAACCGGCCTTCCGGTCTGCAGTCTGCTCTTGGTGGCGCAATGAGTGGCGCGGCTTCTGGAGCAATGATTGGCTCGGTTGTTCCCGGGATTGGTACCGCTGCGGGTGCAATTGGTGGCGGCATTATCGGCGGTCTTGGCTCACTTTTCTAAGGAGAAATCATGGCTACCTGGCAACAAGGTATTAGTTCAGGCGGATTTCTTGCCGGCATTGGCGCGCAGAATAGCAACGCCCCAAAAGCGAGCGATGTTAATACTGCACTGGCATACATTCGCGCCAATAACGAAATGCAGCGCTCAGGGCAAAACAACCTTGGCCTGCAGGCGCTTCAGGGCTTGGGCTCGGTTTATCAGGCATATCAGCAGCAGCAAGCTAACGAGCAGCAGCAAGCTTTCCAAAATGATTATGCTAGCGCAATGCAGTCAGGTGATCGGCAGCAGATTCGAGACCTGATGACTAAATATCCTGGTCAAATGGAGAAAATTCAGTCCGGTATGAAATGGGCGGATGATGATCAGCGCGCAACAGTTGGGAATCTGGCCGCAAGTGCTCGTCTGGCATCCTCGTCTCCAGAGGCTATGGGGGATTGGCTAAAAAGTAACGCTGCGGACTTACAGAGAGTTGGTCTTAGTCCACAAGATATAGCGCAAACATATCAGCAAAATCCTCAGCAGTTCGGAGAATTTGCAGATCACCTCGGCATGGCTGCTCTTGGACCAGTAGAATACTTCGCTGCACAGGATAAGATTGCGGGTAGAGATATCGATAGAGGGCGACTGGCAGAGACAATCCGCAGCAATAAGGCAGATGAGGCTAATACTATTCGCGGACAGAATATCAGTCGTGAAAACTCCATTCGCTCGGCCTATGCACCAACCGCAGCGATGCAAAAACTATAACCAATATGCACAATTGCTCAAGTCAGATCCGGAATCTGCAGAGAAATTTGCTGCAGCAGCTGGTATCAACCCATCAGCTAAAAAACTGATGAAAGTTGAAACTAATCCTGATGGTTCAGTCACAAAATACTACACAGACGGAAGTGAAGAGGCCGGTAAAATAAACCAGCCAATAAATGGCGATGGAATTAAGCCTATCAGCCTCCCTCAAGCTCAGTCGATTATCGATAAAGCCAATGAAGGGTCCAAAAAAGCAGCTGGTTTTGCTATGCGACTTAAGGATTCTATGGACTCCATGAATACACTTGGTGAAACCATTAACCCCAAAAGGGTTGCCTTGATAAATCGCGCTCTAGGCGACGGAACAGCTGCTAACATGAGCCTTTCTCCTGCAGAGCAGCAATACATGGTTAACGCTAGGGATGCCTTGTATTCAATTCTTCGACCTGAAACAGGTGCGGCAATAACAGCAGAGGAAATGAGGGAGTACTCTAAAATGTATCTTCCTCAGCCAGGAGATTCTCCAGGCGCAACAAAAACCAAAATGCGAAAAATGCAGGGGCAATATAACTCTCTTCGTGGACAGTCTGGGAGAGTATATGACGCGCTAGTTGTGTCAACGGCAGCCAACAATCAGCCCCAGCAATCTTCACCTCCTCAGCAGCAACAAGGTGCTCAGCAACCAGCTACGCATACCTCTAAATCAGGAATTCAATTTAAGGTGGAGTGATGAAAGTTACTGCAAACGGGAAAACATTCACCTTCCCAGACGGCACGAGCACAGAAGATATTGGAGATGCAATTGATGAGTATTTTGCCGGTCAGTCAACTCCAGCAACACAAGAGCAGCAGCCATCGACAGCAAATGATGGCTCTCTTGCTTCAGGATTCACGCAGCTAGCAACACAACAAAAGGAAGGGTTAGATCGCTCTGCCGAACAGGGAGCTAGCCTTGGTGCAGCAATGCGTGAGGCAGTAACTGGTGAAAACAGGATGACTCCTGAGCTAGCGAAGCTTCAGAATGTTGGATCTGCTCCTGAGCTAAATGCCTTTAGCACTGACGCATTGAGGGCTGGAGTTGCTCAGCTTTTTGGCTCAGATGCGTCTCAGGAGCAGGTTCTTCAAAGCATGGGTGCCACGCTAAGTCAGGACGAAAAAGGCAACACTATAGTCAATCTTCCATCCGGGAGCTACGCGCTAAATAAACCAGGGCTCTCGCCGCAAGATGTAACATCTTTTCTTGCTAACGCATTAGCTTTTACCCCGGCCTCCAGAGCAGGAACCGTTCTCGGTGCCGCTGCTAAGTCAGGAGCTACTGATTTGGCATTGCAGGGAGCCACACAAGCAGTTGGTGGTGAGGATATTAATCCTCTTCAAGTTGCCGCTTCTGCAGCGCTTGGTGGAGCAGTTAAAGGCGTTGAAAGAGGTGCTGGAGCTGCGTATCGTTCGATTAAAGGGGAGGTGCCGGAGGAGGCTAGGGATATAATCAAGTTTGCAAAAGAGAACGATGTCCCAATCCACACAACAGATCTCATCCCAGAATCAGCCAGAACGCGAGTAGGAAAGGCGGCGCAAACTACAGCAGAAAATATACCCTTTGTTGGCACTAGCGGGATGAGAGGCACTCAGCAGGAAGCCCGAAGCAAGCTAGTTAGTGATTTCGCTGCAACGTTTGGTGAATATGATCCATCAATTATTGTGGGGAACATGAAGGCTAAAGCCTCTGGTATAAAACAGGCTGCCGGTAATCGCCTAGAACGCATTCAGAGCCAAATGAATGGTATTAACATTCAGCCAACAAAAGCGATTCAACAAATCGATAGCGAAATAACAAATCTCCAAAGACTAGGAAAGGTCGCCGATAACGATACCATATCAAAACTCCAGGCATATCGGGATGAGTTAACCAGAAATGCAGGAGGTCAGGGGCCAATGGCTATGGACTTACAGCAACTAAGCAGTTTGCGAAGCCAGTTTAGGCAAGATGTGAAGGGGGAGCGCGTTGTTATGCCAAGCCGTTCAGATGCAGCCGTACAGCGTGTTTATAGGGCTATGACTGGAGATATTGAAAGTGCAATAGGCAGAAATCTTGGCACAGATTCCCTTAGTAAATATCGTCAGGCCAATGCGGTATACGCTAATGAAGCAAACAAGATTAAAAATACTAGGCTAAAAAGCATTCTCATGAAGGGGGATTTAACCCCGGAAGTGGTTAACAACATGCTTTTCAGCAAGAACAAGTCTGAGATTCAGAGCCTATATAACTCAGTTGGCAGTATGGGTAGAAGTCAGATGCGTAATGGAATTATCGGAAAAGCCATAGAGAAATCAAACGACTCTCCAGATCAATTTCTGCGTCAACTGAATATCTTGTCTAACCAGACGGGTATTGCATTCAAGGGAAAGGATGCTGCTTATGTAAATGGCCTCAAGAAGTACCTACAAGCTACGAAGAGGGCTGGCCAGTCTGGAGTAGCGCCACCGACAGGACAACAGGCAATACCGTTTGTTGCTGCGGCTGCTATTGCTGCAAATCCAAAACTAGCCGTACTAGGTGGGAGCTATGGTGCCCTTGCTCGGGTTTATGAAAGTAAGTTAGCAAGGGATTTGATCCTGAAAATGTCAGCAACAAAACCAGGGACCACAGCATTTGAAAAATCTGCAGCAGAACTTAGTAGCTTTATAAGCTCTATGGCTCAAGGTGTGAGATCTACGGCTCCCGAGCCTGAGTCTCCTCTTCTGTAGCTCTTTTGGTTGCTACAGCTGTGGTTATTGCGACCAACTCAACAGTTATGGCAAAAAGGGCAATAATTGCGATGAACCATCCATAACCTTTAGCTGGATCCATGCAGTAATAGGTGGCTACGCCACTGGCAACAAGGAAGCAGTTTTTGATGGCAGAAAGATGCCTGTACTTCTTTAAGTAATCAATGTACATATCAACCTCATCGTCTAGTTATTGCCCATTTTCTGCCATTCTTCTAAGCAGTTCCAGTTTCTCTTTGAGTAGATCATTCTCGCTTCTTTGGATGGCAATTATTTTTTCCTGCAGAAGCTCAAGCTCTGACACCTTGTTTTCGTCAAGTCTAGTATCGATGTTTTGTGACAATGCACTATCAATAATAGCATCACGCTTTATGGCATCTTCAATTATCTGAATGATTTCAGAGTTCATGGAACGCCCGTTCTTCCTTGCCCTCTCTGCGATGGTGTCCCTCATTCCATCAGGAAGACGTACCGTAAAACGCTCGATGAAGTTAGAGCTATCTTTATCTGTCATTTTGACCCCCACAAATTTAATAAAAATACAGTAGCATCATATTGACATTATCTACAATGGCATCATAATGGTGTTATGACATCATGTTGGTGTCACTATCACAGGAGATAGCAATGAGCGACGTTCTTTATACAGGCCGAAAGAGCCAAAGCTTTCAGCTTCGATTACCAGAGCGCATGAAAGAAGAGATTAAGCGCATAGCGGAAATGGATGGCATATCTATTAACTCTGCGATCATTCAGAGGCTGGCAAAGAGCCTTAGAGAGGAGAGAGTTAGTGACTGCTAAAAACAGCGAAGCCCAGAAGTGCGCTAACACTCTGGGCCTCTTATCGAACAAATCCCGCAAAGGAAATATCGACATGAATATTGTAGCAAAATCAGATTTAAACTTCCAAGGCAAAGCAATTGTTCCAGTTGTCGGAATGAGTGGCATCTGGCTTACATCTGCAGAAATTGCAAATGCGCTTCAATACAAAAGCGCGAAGTCAGTAACGAACTTGTTTAACCAAAACTCAGACGAGTTTACCAGCGGAATGACTCAGGTCATCGAATCAGTGACCTCAGGAAATTATCGTAAAAAAGTACGCGTCTTCTCGCTTCGCGGTGCCCATCTGATTGCGATGTTTGCTCGCACTCAAGTAGCCAAGGACTTCCGTCGCTGGGTGCTTGATATCCTTGACCGCGAAGTTGTGCATTCACCAATTGCGAAGCAGTTTAATGATGAAGAGCTTTGCTCTCTGGCATGGCTATGGCGTTCGAGCGATATCATGCTCAAAGCTTGCGATAGCGTTACTCCATTATTAAGCGTGGCAGAACATCGCCAGGCTGGGCACTTTCATTCAATCGGTCAGGAGTTACCACGAGCGATTAACAAGGCAAGAGAAGTGATTAAGCGCGAGACTGCGCATATCGACTTCCACCCATGGAAGGATGATAACTGGAGCAGGGTATTACCACACCTGAGACAGGAGATGTTGCAGTGATGCAAAAAGAAAAACCGCCAGTTGCTGCTGGCGGTCTACTGAAGTCTAACAACGTATAGGAACGTATATGACTAAAATGAATATAGCAAATCGCAGATCGGTTGTCACTAAGATGTCAAGTCGCGAGATCGCTAAATTGACAGGTAAGCAGCATAAAGATGTGCTTCATGACTGCAGAAAAATGTTCGAATCGCTCAATCTTCAATCGGCGGACTTTTCCGCCGATTACCAAGATGGACGGGGACGCACTTATCAGGAGTACTGGCTTGATCAGGACCTTACCATGACCCTGATGATGGGGTACAGCATTCCGCTCCGTCATAAAGTAGCGACTCGCTGGCGTCAACTTGAGTCTGGTGAGGCTCTACCGCAGAAATCAGCGTCGCACCTTCCTGAGTTCCGTCGCGCCCGCGCAATCAAGATGGAGGTTGAGGCGATGAGCCTCGCTCTTTCCTTTATGCCGAAGCTTAGCGATGTCGCCAAGCAAACCGCAATGGCACGGGCGGTAAATGATGCGGCAGGTATTGAGTTACTTCCGTTACCAAAAATTGAAGAGCATTACCATAGCGCAAGCGAAGTCGGCGAAATGCTCGGTGTGTCTGCGCAGAAAGTTGGGCGCGTCGCCAATGCAAACAAACTGAAAACTGAAGAGTTTGGCATTTTTGTAATGGATAAGTCAGCCCACTCCAGCAAGCAGGTAGAAGCGTTCCGTTACAATGCTGAAGGCGTGAAGGCGCTACGTCACCTGATTCACGGTGCTGACGTTGCTTAAATATCTGATGTAGTCGATGCGATTTTCTTCGCATCACTAACTAAACCCGCTTAATCGCGGGTTTTTTCTTTCCTCAGGATATCAGACGCTACTTCTTTTACCCGCTCTGAAATTAAGGAGGCTAATCGCTCTTCTTCATCACGATATCCTCGAACCGGAGACGGTCTGGACAATGATTCCTCCATCGTTGCCACAATCTCTGCATTGATGGATCTGTTATTCATCTTCGCGCGTTGCTTAATCTTCGCGTGTAGTTCGTGCGTAAGCCTCAAGTGGAACTGCGCCTCATCGTATTTGCTGTACATCCTTGATGCCCTCACCAGTGGGTGGAATGGCATCGTAAAACCTACTGGATAAATCAACAATCGTACCATTTCGGTATGTAACTATAACTTACCGCAGCTCTGCTGTGGGGATTACTTGCGCCCGGAGCAAAATAAATGACTGATACCAATTATCTGGTCTCTATGCCTGCATCTCCATTCTCTACACCTAGAGCATTCAAATCAGTAGCTAATGGTAGGATTTACATTGCAATACCTGATACTGATCCCGTCAATCCAGCCAATCAAATACCTGTATATATTGTCAATGAAGATCGATCAGAGGTACAGGTTTCGCAACCAGTTGTAATTAATGCAGGCGGGTTTCCTGTCTACAACGGACAGATAGCAAAGTTTGTCGTTAAGCAAAACTACAGCATGGCTGTATATGATTCAGTTGGAGTCCAGCAATATTATTGGCCAGACTTATCAACGGTAGATCCGTCTAATTTATTGGTTAATTTAACATCAGATAATGGTGCGTCTCTAATTGGAACGGAAGGAGGGGACTCTCTTCAAGTAGAATTGTTCAAGCAAAAACAAGGCACGTCGTCTCTAAGGGATTCAGCCACCCCTGGTACAATGGATGTTTTGTTAAATAGTACGACACCGGGAACTGTTGAGTTAAGAAAAACTAAAACAGTAATGCCTAACTCTAGCCTTTATGCTCAGAGATGGTTCAGAAACCGTGGAATTTCATCTCCAGATGAT